CGGTCAGTTACCACCTCGTCAGGACGTTTCGCGACCAGACGCGCCGCGCGAGCTGGGAGATGATCACCCGCACGCTGCAGGCGGGCACGGACTCGTACCCGGCCAATCTTTTCGAGGGGTCCTTGTGGCGACTCCTCACTGAGCAGCCACCGCACATGCTGGCCGAGCCGCACGCGAATTGGCGCGCGTTTCTGCTGGCGCAGGTGGATGCGGTGATTGCTGACCCGCCTTATGGTTTAAACATTGCTGCGCAACCATTTAAACATCAAAGGATGAATGGCGCTGAAAAAAAAGATTGGGATGAAGCAGCACCTACAAAGTCAATGCTTGATGAAATACTGTGCAAAGGAGAAAAAGCAATTTTGTGGGGTGGAAATTATTTTCAGTTGCCACCTTCGCGGTGCTGGCTTGTTTGGCATAAACCAGATGGCCCTCAGTCGTTTAGCCGCGTTGAGCTTGCTTGGACAAATATGGATAAATTAGCTGGTTACTTTCAGTGGACTATTGCAGCTACAAACCCAGAGCGTGTTGGCCACCCGACACAGAAGCCACTTGCATTAATGAAATGGTGTATAGAACAAGCTGGCAACCCTGAAACCATCCTAGACCCATTCATGGGAAGCGGCACAACAGGAGTGGCGGCTATCCAAATGGGACGAAAATTTATAGGCATTGAGAGAGAGCAAAAATACTTTGAAATAGCTTGCAAACGTATAGAACAAGCCTCAAAACAAACTGATATGTTTATTCAACAATCAAAACAAGAGCAAGTAAGTTTTCTATGATGTATCCAAAAACTGAGTACATACGCAGTCAGAAACTCTTGAAAGCGGTGGCATCGTTAAGGTGTATGCACTGCGGAGCCAGCGAAGGCGTCCAGGCAAGTCACTCAAACTGGTCTGAACATGGAAAAGGACGCTCCTTGAAGGCAAGCGACATTTACACTGCTGCTCTGTGTCTCAGGTGTCACTTTGAAATAGACCAAGGCAGAGACTTAACAAAAAACCAAAGGAAAGAAATGTGGGTTAACGCTCACAAAAAGACCGTGGAGACTCTGGTTTTAAATCGGGAATGGCCCTCTAGTATTCCCGTACCAAAGGTGTAAAATCGACATGACTGGGACGCCCGAGTTCTCCTCTCACGCAGTTGCCTTCCCCAGTTGGGGGATGCGTCCCCCTTCTTTTTGAAAGGTTTATATGGCTGGCTTACTCGCTCCCGCAGAGGAGATCGTGATTGAAATCCAAGAGGCTGAGAAACCAGTCATTGAAGGATTGACCAAAGAATCCAACGAGAAAATACGTGACACTCTGATGGAAACTCAGATGCTCGGTCCGGAGAACACTCAGGAAGCAAACACCGAGTTCTGGCGTGGTTTGGCAAACGTCTGGCGTATCTCTCCAGATCAAGCAAAACGCCGTTTGTGCGCGAACTGTGAATATTTTGATGACGCTCCAGAGACTTTGGAAGCGATGGAAGTTGTCCCGCAAGACGAGTTCGATAAGGACGGTGGTGGTCGGGGTTACTGCCACAAATTCGAGTTCATTTGCCATAACCTTCGCGTTTGCAAGGCTTGGGAAAAAGACATGAAGGAAGATGATGAATAAAGCTCAAAAGAAAATCGGCAAGGTGATGGGCGAGTTCAAGTCTGGAACTCTCCATTCCGGCAAGGGTGGAAAGGTTGTCAAAAACCCCAAGCAAGCCATTGCAATCGCCATGAGCGAAGCCAAGATGCCGATGCGTGGTCAGCGTACAGCTACGAATAAGGCTAAAAAATGAAAGGCTTATACGCAAACATTCACGCCAAGCGTGAGCGTATTGAAAAACAAAAAGCCGCAGGTAAAACGCCTGAGCGCATGAGGAAGCCTGGAACGAAGGGCGCACCGACTGCACAAGCATTTAAGCAAGCCGCTAAAACAGCCAAAAAGTGATTCCAAAAAAACTGCACTTTGTTTGGATCGGTGACGAGTCCAAACGCCCTGATAAATGTATCGGGACATGGAGAGAATTGAACCCAGACTATGAGATAAAAATCTGGGGCAATGAAGAACTAAAACAACCTTGGTTCAATGCCAAGCATATGCAGTCGATGTTAGCCCACGAACTCTGTGGGGTCGCTGACATGATGAGATATGAAATCCTCTACAACGAGGGTGGAATCACGTTAGACGCTGATTCTGTCTGTCTCAGTCCCTTAGAAGATTGGTTGCTCAAACCCGCAGCATTCGCCCATTGGGAACAGGAAATCATGCGTCCTGGGTTGATTAACGTATCGGTAATGGGATCGGAAAAAGGAAACCCTTTCTTTGGAGAGTGTATTAACCGCCTCCAAAAGAAAGCATCGGTGATTGACAAGCGAGCCTGGGAGACAACCGGACCTGCTCACATCACGGAAGTTTTCAGGGAAACTGGGTACGATTTAACTGTTTATCCGACACATTACTTTACAAAACATCACTTCTCAGGAAAGATTTACAAAGGCAATGGACACTGTTTCGCAACTCAATTCTGGGGATCAACTCGTGGATATGACGGAATTGATTGAACTCAGGGATGGGTGGTGGTGGCCGAAACACGATAAAGAGGCTTGGAAGTGGATTCCAAGGGAGATTCAAGCCCTGCCAGAACTGCTTAAATGGGTTCCAGAGCGCGGAACAATCATCCAGGCAGGGGCTAACTGTGGGGTGTGGATTAAAGCGTACTCAAGCCTTTTTAACAAGGTTTATACGTTCGAGCCAAACGACCTGAATTGGGAATGTTTACTGAGAAACGTAAACGAGCCTAACGTCAACATGACGAAAGCCGGACTGAGCGACAGGATGGGTTACTGTAAATCGGTGGACGGAGAAGCTGAGAACTGGGGCGCGATGCAGATCGAGGAATCCGATTCTGGTATCCCGATGGTGACGATTGACTCACTTAACATTGACTGCGATCTCATCCAATTAGACGTTGAGGGATTCGAGGAAAACGCTTTGAAAGGTGCTTTTCACACAATCCAGAGGTGTAAACCTGTCATCATCATCGAACAAAAGCGACTCGGAAAAAACGGCATGACAGACGCTGAAATTGCTATAATGATCCAAGACTGGGGTTATTATTTCGCTGAAAGAGTGATCTCAGATAACGTTTTTATCCCGAGGTGAGCATGATAAAACGAGGCTCAGAGGAGTTTTCAGGTTATAACAAACCCAAGAAGACTCCGAATCACCCAACGAAAAGCCATGCTGTTTTAGCCAAGTCTGGTGACGAGGTTAAGCTTATCCGTTTCGGACAACAAGGTGTCAAGGGTAGTCCAGACGGAACGAAGCGTAACGAAGCGTTTAAGGCTCGTCATGCCGAGAATATTGCCAAGGGCAAGATGAGTGCGGCTTTCTGGGCAAATAAGGTCAAATGGTGAGATTATGGGACTACTAGAATGGCTGCAAGACCCTCGCCGTACTCAGGCGGTTCAAGGTATTGGTTCTGCAATTCAGAGTGGTCTATTAGGAATCCAGCAAGGACACCAAAGGTTTCAGGACTTACAGAAACAGGCATTTTCTGACCCGACAAACCCTGCAAGGGTAACTAACCCGCAAGCCATGAATGAACTGGCTCAGATGGGCATGGGATTGTTGAGTTTTGCGCCTGTTGGGATGCTTGCTCCGGCTAAGTATGTAGGAAAGCCGCTAGAAGGTTTGCCATCTAAAGTTGATGTTGGTGGCAAAGTTGAAGAATTTGGCACAGATCAGCGCCTGGTTGATTTGGCAAAAGAGTTAGTAGAGAAAAAAGGTTTTGTTTACAGTCCTCAGTTGAAATATGCCGAGGTTGATCCAGAACGAGCAAAGAAAATTGCTGATGCTTACAGCAAGATGGAGAACAATCCATCGGATCAAAAAGTCAAAAAAGCATACGATGCAATGATTGATGAAACAATGGCTCAATACGAGGCATTGAGGAAAGCTGGCTATAAATTCAACTTTATGCCGGAAAGTGGTGACATTTATGGAAATCCACGAAACGCAATCAACGACATTGTTCAAAACAAAAGATTGTCAGTATTCCCGACAGAGCAAGGATTTGGTGGTCCTTCCGCGGCAAAGGCAAGCGAGGCTAATCCTTTGTTAATGCGAATTGGTGAAAAGTGGGATGGCAAAGAAGTCACTGCAAACGATGTGTTTCGTGCTGTCCACGATGTATTTGGACACGCAAAGCATGGGGTAGGATTTCGCGCAGGTGGTGAAGAAAACGCTTTCCAAGCTCACGCAAGGATGTATTCTCCTGAAGCTCTACCCGCGGTAACGTCTGAAACCCGCGGTCAAAATTCATGGGTAAATTACGGTCCATTTGGAGAATTTAACCGTAAAGCAAGCCCAGAACTAACAGAGTACGCAGAACAAAAAACAGGCATCATGCCTGCATGGACATGGTTAGAAGGTTTGCTTAGATGATTGAACAAGTATTTATTGCAGTAACTGAACTTATCGCAATCTGGTTAATTCAAGACAAAAGAGATCATTACAGAAAATTTGCTTCTATTTTTGGTCTTCTAGGTCAGCCTTTTTGGTTTTATGCGTCATACACAGCAGACCAGTGGGGTTCGTTTTTTCTGTGCTTTTTCTTCACAGCAGCATGGCTTAAAAGCCTCAATGAATACTGGATAAAAGAAAAACCTCAGTTAACAAATAATCAATACTATGATTTGATCCTTGATGCTTTGGATAAGGCAACCGCGGAAAAAAAGTCTAATCTCGATTACAAAGACTACATTCGCAGAGTTCTCAAAGAAGCATTGAATGTGAAATAAATCCAGATGCCTGTTAAACTACGGGTATCTTAACAACGCCAACGAGCCGTAAGGAATTGGTAAGAAATGAAAAAAGTAGAGAGCGGAAATTCTGCTAACCTGACCAACCGAGGCAGAGGAAGACCCAAGGGAGTGCCTAATCGGTCCACCATTGAGTTTCGAGAGACTATTAGTGCTCTGCTATCGGATAACTCTGAAAACGTCCAGAAGTGGCTTACAGACGTTGCAAACGGAAATGAAGATCGCAAGCCTGATCCTTACAGGGCTTTGGACTTACTGGCTAAACTTGCAGAGTACGCAGCTCCTAAACTGTCACGGACTGAAATGACAGGACCAGAGGGTGGAGCGATACAGATCAGCGGCATTTCAATCAATCTGAAACGTCCGAATGAATCTTGAACTAGACTTCCCTGAGAAGCTAGATTTCTTATTTGAGCCTCACCGATTCAAAATCCTTTACGGAGGAAGGGGATCGGGTAAGTCTTGGTCTGCTGCCAGGGCACTTATCGCTATCTCACTTCAAAAGCCAACTCGCATTCTCTGTGCGCGTGAACTTCAGAACTCAATTTCTGATTCTGTTCTTGCTTTGTTAGCTGACCAGATCAAAGCGATGGGGCTTGAGTCCTTATTCGACATTCAGAGAACAGCGATTTACGGAGCGAATGGTTCTGAGTTTTCTTTCGTTGGATTGAAACATAACGTCACCTCCATAAAATCCTATGAGGGTGTAGACGTCTGCTGGTGTGAGGAAGCGCAAGCAATCTCAAAGGTATCATGGGAGACTCTAATCCCCACCATTCGAAAGCCAGGCAGTGAAATCTGGGCAACATTTAACCCCGACCTGGACACTGATGAAACTTTTAAAAGGTTTGTACTTAATCCTCCTCCTAACGCAGTTGTCAGGAAAGTTAACTGGTCGGACAATCCGTGGTTTCCGCAGGTTCTTAAAGAAGAACTAGATCACTTAAAAGAAAAAGACCCTGATGCCTACCTTAACGTCTGGGAAGGGCACACCAGACAGATGCTGGATGGTGCTGTCTACGCTCAAGAGTTAAGACAAGCCCAAGAGCAGAACAGGATCATTGACCTCATTATTGACAAGACCATTCCGGTTCAAACCTTCTGGGACTTGGGATGGGCTGACATGACGTCAATCTGGTTTGTTCAGGTGATCGCCGGTGGTGAGGTTCGAGTTATTGACTTCTACCAAAACTGCCAAAAGCCGATTGACCACTACGCCCAGGTTCTTCAGGACAAGGGGTATATCTACAAAGACTGGTGGCTCCCTCACGATGCCGAGCATAAGAACATGACCGGAAAGAGTGTTAAGGACATTCTAGGGGGAATGGGCAAGCCTATCCGAATCACGCCTAAACTTTCTGTGGCTGACGGAATTAACGCTGCTCGAATGTTGC